TTGGCAGAGGAGCTTTTATCCTTACCGACTGAATTAAGAGACCTGCAGATCGCAATCTCAAATCATCAGACTTCCATTGAATCGGCTCAACGTCAAATATCCATTCTTGAATCCGATTTAAAATCTAAAATTAACGATGCAACTGATCCAGTAACCGGGAAGAAACTCTTTTCGAATGAAGATGCCAGAAAGACAGCCCTGATCAAGGAAGCATCTGAAGATCTTGAAATCCTTAGCACCAAGGAGAAAATTCAGGACTTAAATTATTTACTCAACTTGAATAAGTTTGAATTTGAATATCATTCCAATCGTCAAAGAAATATCAGATCAATACTTGCTTTCTTCAGCAATTCAGATCGGAATTAATAAATTATAGAAAAGTGTAAAACCCTGGTGATTCTATTGCTAGGGTTTTTTATTTTTTAGATCTTTGATAAGATTCAAAGGTTTGAACAAAAGTCTCCTCAGCTGACTCTTCTTCAGTTTCTCCCATCATGTTAATAAAGAAATTGGCTACTTCTTCAATATCGTCTTTAGAGGTTGCAATATGATCTGATGCCCAATCATGTCCTTCATTTAAGATCCTGTCTAATTGCTCAGGATTCATTTCTAACAACATATTAGAACATCTAATTATCGTCTCTAAGTTACTAAAGAACATATATCTTGATTCATTCTGGTGTGACATATTACATCTGTTTTTTTCTGCCTTGATCCATGGTTCTGAGATAGATTTCTCTTACCGATCGATAGGCTTTATCTATTTCTCTAGCTATGTAGGGATTTACTCCATCTTCTCGATTTATAGCTGTTAAGGTAGCATCAACTAGAGCCTGAACCTTTTCCAACTTTAAAATTGGGTCCTCTTCTCGGGATCCTACTTCTGGTCTTCTTTCAAAATTAAAAGGTAACATTTCCTCTTCATCCGGATTGGCTCCATAAGTGTAATAGTCTGCCGCACTGCCGGATTGATGCATCTCAGCTGAGCTTATAAAATCTCTAAAATTTTCTTGAACTCTGCCTTTCATTATTTGTTTGCTTGATTTTGTCGGTATAGGTATTCAGATAGAAGGGCCCCGATCGCTCCAACCTTTTGACGTATGTAGATCCATTCTTCTCGTTCAAGTTTCTTCTCGGCAACATATGAAATTCCTAGAACCCCGATCAGGTGGTTATCTAGGCTTTTTAAACCTATTAGGCAAACTGACTTGGTTTGAAACTGAGAAGTAAGAGCATCTAGAGCAAAAGTGTTTCCGTCCTCATCTTCTTTTCCAACGATGTGTAATTCGCTGTCTGTGTATACTTTGGAAAGCGCCTTAGTAAAGAGAGAAACTGGTATGTTTTGAAATGTTGTTTGAATTGCAGAGACTTTAGGTGAGCATTTCTCGTAAAAAATAGAGAACTTTTGAATCGATTTTCCAGTTGGATAAAAATGTCCGCCGTTGTGAAACTGAGCAACCCAAACTCGATCGCATTCTAATTCTTCAATTATATCCTCTAACTGAGAATCTATAAGAGAACTATATTCTAGGGCCTCTGCCATCGGAGTAGAATCCGATTCTCCCCGTTTTTCCAGTTTAGATTTGGCCCAGGTTACAATTATAGGTCCAACAACAGCAGTTATTAAAGCCACTGTTATAGTGGTTATTACCGTAAGCATCTCCATTCTAATTTCAATATTTTTTACATATTGCAGCCACACTGCATTCCCATTTCATGACCTTTCCACCATTCATCCTTAAAAGGAGCATTTCCAGCATCAATCATCTTCTTCTCTCCACAAGATTTGCATTTTACAAAATCTTCCATTTCATCTGAATATCCTTCTTCGTCTTCAATATTGAAATCGAATCCTGCAATTGGCTTACTCTTTTCTCTTTCGCTAGGTCTTTTAGTTGGAACTGGCCTCCATGGTCTAGTACCTGGAGTTGTAGTTGGAGGAGCAGTAGTCGGTTTAATCTTGGTGTCTCCACCCATGATTAAATTGTAAAGATCCTCGTCGTATCCTTCCTCTTCCTCTTCTCCAAAATAATCTTCCAATTCAATTTCTTCTTCCTCTGCATAAGGATTAGCTCCAAATTCAGAATAATCGATGTCTTCCCATCCTTCTTCGCTCCATTCTTCCTCTTCTCCTTCTTCTTCTCCTTCCCATCCTTCCTCTTCAATTTCGTCCATGAATGACTCGAGAATTAATTTCGCATTATATTTTTTCCAGAATAAAGATTCATTAGGTGTTTCTTTACCTTCTTCTTCCTCTTCTTCAGTCTCTTCTTCCTCTTCCTCTCCTTCTTCTTCTTCTTCCTCTCCTTCTTCAGTCTCTTCTTCCTCTCCTTCTTCTTCTTCTCCTTCTTCAGGATTTCCACCATCTTCATCCCAACTTGTAGTAGGGGTAGGAGTAGGTTCAGCTGCTTCCTCTTCTCCTTCTTCGTACTCTCCTTCTTCTCCTTCCTCCTCTTCTCCTTCTACATCTGGATATTCAGTTCCAGCATCAAAGGAACCATTAGATCCTCCGCCTGAAAAAGATTGAAAGCTAGTATCTGCACCTGCAGCTCCAAATTTCATGTCTCCAGATGGACTAGAAGTAAAAGCAGGGGCTCCTTCTGCTCCAGGTTGAGCTGGAGTCGTTCCATTTCCACCTGCAACTGGTCTTTTTGGTCCTAGTTGAGGTTGATCGTATGTTGTTTCGTCAAAAGCATCAGTAAATTTATCAGATGATTTAGAAAATTCAGAATAACCTGCTGAAGCATCTGTTTCTGAATCCTGAGAATATTTTCCAGCGAACTCGGAAAAATTTAAAACTCTATCTGCCATTTTAAAATAAGTATTTTTAGTTATTTATCTCCGGATCTTCAATAAAGATTATAAATCTTACCCTAGGGTTAAATTATATGCTGGATCCCGATGAAGATTCACTTGTTTCAGATATTTTTTATAATATCCATCTATTTTTTTGGCCGGAATTCCAGTTTCTTCAGATTTTTTATTAACGGATTTAGCATAGGCCATCTTTCTGGTTTTTAAATCGTTAACTCCAGTCTTTGCTGACTCTATTTTAGCGTATGCATTGAACAGATTAAACAGATCCACTCCGATTCTAGAAACGTTGACAGCTTCAGTTTCCTCCTTTTTTAAGGTCTTCTCGGCATATTTAGGAGCAAGTTCCTGTCCTCGAATAAAGTTTTTAAAATCGTTTACAATTTCAGCGTCTGCTGAGAATCGATTAGCAGTCTTTCCACTCTTCGTAAGATAGTAAAAATCCCCTCTGCTCTCCCGATGCTGCATCTGATAGAGCACATAGAATAGAAAGTTGGAAGAGTATTTAGAAATTACCTTGTTATCGGATTGTAGAGTAGAATCTTTTTGATAGGTTAATATCATCTTCTCGATCTGATTTTTAATGGTCTTGAAATCCTCTCCGGAATTTTGATTATCGTCAATTATTATCATTTTAGATCGGTTAGTAGCACAGTCAACAATTGCATCATATAGTTCTGAATTGTCAAATTGATATTTAGGCTTCCACATTTTTCTGTATCCTCCAAAATTTCTACCACTGCTTCTTACTATAAACGGAAGCAGACTCTTTCCATCGATGTCCTTGTCCTTCCATTTTATATCTAGTGTCGTCACTTTATCTTTTAATGATTCAACGTCTTGAGTTCCTCTCAGTTCTTTGATCACTTCTGGATCAGTTCCTCTAACGTCTGCATAGGTACTAATGAGCATCTTTTTAAATCCTTCAAATGAAGCTGCCACCATTCCTTCCTTGCTCTGTCTCAAAACCTGCGACTGATATTCAAGCCAATCAACAGCATCACCCGCATTTAAGTATTGGGCCTTCTCTAAGTTAATTATTCTGGCATTAAACTTTGAAGCCAAGATCTCGGCCATATCCTGTACCAGGCCATAAGTAGATCCGACTGCTACCACATATCTGATCGGTTTATCCATGATTCCTAATCGATCGAAGGATTGCATCATAAAACCGGAGAGGGAATCCCTGCCTCCTTCTATGTTTCCTCCTTTCAATTGATCCATTGTGTATTTAAATCGACCTTCATGATCTACTTTTCCTCTGAATCCAGTTACTGATAGGCTCCAATATACTGGCCATTCTGATTTTTCTCGATCTAGAAATTCTTTTCCATAGAGATCAGTTTTCAGGACCTCATCATTGTTGTTAGGGTCGTTCTTATAGTTTAGAACAACCGTGCCCTCTCTATTAACATAGGCCCCTTCAGTTATGAATTGTTTAAAGTCATTGAGATATCTCACTTATACTGTTTTAATTTATATTATTTATTAGTATAATAGATTATGAAAGCAATAGGATTTACTAAAGTAGCTCTTCCTTATGGATGGTTAGGAAACATGTCTCCTCATCCAGTTCAGTTTGAAGGTCAAGAATGGAGAACAGCTGAAGCCCTTTTTCAGGCCTTAAGATTCCAGGATCCAGAAATAAAAGAGGAGATCCGGTCTCAAAAGAGTCCAATGGCTGCTAAATTTGTAGCCAAGAAATATAAGTCTCAGATGCAAGTTGAGCCTATTTCTGATCAGGATCTAGAGAATATGATGATGTGCGTCCGTTTGAAATTAAAATCCAATCCTCAATTGATCGACGAACTTAAATCTACCGGAGACCTTTTAATCTATGAAGATGTTTCAAGTCGAATGCGAGGCAATAATCTTTTCTGGGGTGCCTCCTTTCAAGAAGGAGAATTAATTGGAGAAAATCAATTGGGTAAAATTTGGATGCGGATCCGATCGTCTATACTTTAAAACTTTTAACTGCTCTTACTCTACACTTTTCATCCATGTGTTTAGCAAAAGTTAATCCTTTTCCAAAGGACATGGTCCAAGGATAATATGGACTCTCCTTATCGCTTGACCAATAGTATTGAATAGCGTTTTTTCCATTTACAACTTCATATGCCTTCAATTGAAATCCGGATATCAAATCTAATGCTGAATTTATTTTGTCGATATTAGCATAAATCTGCTCAAGCTCCAATTTAGTAGGCAGTCTCCAATCACCAGTGACGCGCTTAACTGCTTCATTCCAAGTCATATAAGGATTAGTATTATCGTCATCTATAAACCGATCTTGAGTTCCAATAACAAGACCTTTTTTCTTTTCTAAAGAAATTATCATTCCACCTTCATGCCGAGTTCCCCACTGCAGCGGTGTCTTATTTTCAAGTATGCGATCCCAGTATCCTCTATAGTCTAATAATTTATACATCATCTTATTCTTTTTATCCAATAATAGCTATTATTGGATTCTTTTAGTTCAGTCGAAGATTTTCCGATTCCAGCTGAAGTGCCAGGAGCAGCTAACTGTTGTGACCAGTCTATTTTGACTTCTTTAGTGGCATCTCCAGTTCCTACTGAAGCTGCGGTTGGATCAGACTTTCGATTAGGATCTTTCCAAAACTCCAAACTATGTTCAATTTTAGATCCCTTACTTAGAAGAGGAGTTTGAACTCCAACTCTAATACTATTAGTGATGTCGGTAGCTCGATCTAACATGGATTTTAAGGATTGAGAATTAGTATCCATTAATACATATATTCGATCCGCCATTTCCAATTCTACTGGCTGGCTTTTTCTATCTTCTTTACTTCTGGTTAATCTGATTTTGAGATAAACCGGTTTGTTTGCGATCATTGCAGGTTCTCCTGACTTTCCGTCCTTCATCAGTTTTAAAGGAGCATCTGAATTCCATTCTCCTTCTCCTCTTTCAATCAGAGTGTTTATATCCTTTAAAGAATTTATATTCATTGGAAATCCATAAGTCGTGCCTGATCTTTTAATATCTTTTGCAATTTCTTCACTCTGCACAGGTTCTTCCATCGGTTGGTCCTTTAGTAGGTTCATTGCTTCAGCGTTAGAAACGTCAAGATTAGAATCTGCGGGATCTGCCGCATCTTCAAAAATACGATTATAGAAATTTTTAGAATATAACATGTTTGAAGTATTTTATAATATTATATATCTGCCAAATAAATAAATTTATGAAGCACTTAATGTCTTTTTCAGAACTAAATGAATCTATCGGGAGAGGATCAGTGCTCCTGATTAAAGGCCGGGAACGAGAAGATGGCCGCCCACTCTATGTTACTACGGTAGACGGTTGGGCTGAGATCCGTCCCGGACTAAAGATGGTTTTCATCAGCGATAAAGTCTATCGAGTGATCTATCGAGAAGGTAAAGGTTTTTCTGGAGTTCCGGTCTCATATTATGACGAAGCAGGACTAAAGGGAATATTTAACATGCGTAATCAGGGAAAACCCAGCATTGTTCTAAATCACAACAAGACCCCTTTCCACTGGGTAACATTAAAATATCAAGATATTGGATCAGCTCTACGTGCGATTGGTCCAAATCTTTTTGCTCATGATCTGATCTTTGAATCTCAACAGATTCCTAAAAAGATCAATACTCATTCAGAGGCTGAAAATTTTATAATCCGAGAATTTATTTCCATCTTAAGTGGTGGCTCTTCTGATATTGCCTCGATCAAGAAATTTGAATTTGAAGGCATTGAAGGATTCGAGTCTGACTCAGATCCATCTGGAGACACAACAAACGAATTTGAATGGAGCATGTCAATTGACTTAGAGTTTAAATCGACTGACATCACAGTCGAGACCTATAACACTCTTCTTAAATTAGGAATAATTTATGATATTGATCCTGCTATAAAAGAGAATCCTGAGATTCTAGAAATAACCGGACTGAATCCATATACTACCCTAAAGATTGATTTAATCAGCAAGGTATCCTGGAATAGTACATGGGATGGTGGCGGATACGACAGGGCCCCTGAAGGAGATAGCCAAATAAGGTCATGTGAAACTGACTTTATGAATATTGTCTACTTAAATGGCATGCAAGTAGAGCTAGAAGAGGAGACCGAATCTGTAATGGATCAATTTATTAAAGATTCAAGCGAATATACTGTGTGGGATTTCGAAAAAGATTTTAATGTAATCATTAATTCTGAAAAATCCGAAGACCAGAGGTGGAGAAGCCAGATGATCCGACTAGCTTATGATCTTAGAAGGGATCTAGATCTAATTGTGAAATCCAAAATCACAGAAGAGGAGAGAGAAGAATTCGAGCAGTACCGTAAAAAATCGAGAAAATTCTATGATCATGAGATCGTACATCTTAAATCCAATATCAGGAGGCTTGAACATCTATATGAATTGGCGATGATTTCACCTGATCGATCTATTTCTCAGGTCAAGGCTCAGCAGTCTCGACAAAAATTAATGGATAAATTATCTAAAGATCTAGAACTTGATGCAATGGGAATAGTATAAATTCCTAAAAACATGAAAAACCCAAAAATTTTAGTAACTGGAGGAGCAGGATTTATCGGCTCCAACTTAATTAAGAGAATACGTAAAGAATGGCCAGAGTCCCATATCACGGTCATCGACAATCTATTCACAGGAAAGCACTCGAGAGTCTCAGATATTGTCGATCGCTTTGATGCATTAGATACTATGCATATCGATCTGATTTATCCTAAGACTCCTGGAACCTTTGATATTGTATATCACTTTGGAGAATATTCTCGTATTGTAAAATCTTTTGAAGACATTGAATATGTAATGTCCACTAATCTAAATGGAACTTCAAAAGTATTAGAAATGTGTAAGATATGGGGAGCCAAGCTGATCTATTCAGCCTCAAGTTCTACTTTTGGAAACGGAGGTGAAGATCAACATCTAAGTCCCTACGCCTGGGCAAAAGCCAAAATGGTGGAACTGATCCAAAACTATAATAAATGGTTTGGATTACAGTACGAAATCTGTTACTTCTTTAATGTGTACGGTCCAGATCAGATTCAAACCGGAGACTATGCTACTGTCGTTGGCATATTTGAGAGACAGTATGCAGCAGGAGAACCTTTAACGGTAGTAGAGCCTGGGACTCAGACTCGAGACTTTACTCATGTTGACGATATCGTAGAAGGAGTAATCCGAGCGACTCATATAGAAAAAAATGGCCACTGGCATTTAAGATCTGGTAAAACTATTAGTATATTAGATCTGGCATCGATGTTTGATCATGCGCACATGATGATTCCAGAGAGGCCAGGTGAAAGATTTAAAGCCGAGGACATTCCCACCGATACTAGAGAAGTTTTAGGTTGGGAGCCCAAGCATCTAATAAGCGAATATATTAACTCTATAAAAACAAAAATCAATGGCAAGTAAATTTAAAGTATCGCCCAATTTTAGAACTAACGAATTGGCAAATCATGCAGCTAGTCGAGTAGCTGAAGTTCATTATCGAAATAATGAAATCAGAATCTACGACAATATCCATTATCCTAAATCTTTTTGTAAAAAGATATTTGAGGGAGAATCATCAGGTTTGGTTTCTCATATCGTAATCAAGGATAGCAGTGATCAATCAGTTGAAACCGTCTATAATCCAACGAATGGGGTTCAATAAGAGATACATGAAACCTGATGGTATCATCCATGCCTACAACTCGGATGGAATCCAAGGACTTGACTCCTATTTTGGAGTGGATGCCTTAATGGGAGGTCAAGGCTGGTGCCAACAGGTTTATGCTGCTTATTGTAAATCAGATTATGAACGGTTAGATAAATTGATACAGGATGAAATCAAAAATAGAGCAGGAAAGATCCAAGATGATTCAAGAAATCTATCAGAAGGATCCTTGGAAAATGATGATCTGCTGCATCTTTCTAAACCAAACTAGTCGAGATCAAGTGGACAGAATCAGGGATAGATTTTTTAGTCTCTATCCCGATCCTGGATCTGCATCCGTAGCCGACTCAATTGAAATGTCCGAGACTATCGCAATCTTAGGATTTAAAAATCGACGCACTCAAACAGTCAAAAGATTTTCTCAGGACTGGATCGAAAAAGATTGGAAGGATCCAATTGAACTTTATGGGATAGGAAGATATGGACAGGATTCCTGGGAAATATTTCAACTTGGTAAATTAGATATTGTCCCGACTGATGGCGCCCTTGTTTCCTATTTAAAAAAGATTAATAAATAATAAAAATGGAAATAGATCTGAATAGTAAAATGGACCGAAACCTGGATTTAGAGTCTCAAATACAAAATGCTCAATCCGTTAAGGAATTGACAATCAAGGCATTAGTGTCCGAAGGTCTGATTTCTAAAGAGGAAGGTTTAATGTTTAGTGGACAGTATCAGATCATCGTTACCAAGAAGAATCTATTCAAACAGATGTTTGACACCATTTTTAAGGGTAGAAAGGAGGGAATTTATTATTACGACGTTGTTAAAATAATCAAGCTTTGAAATCTTATAATCTTGAATCCAACATTTTAAATTCTCTGATCAATTGTTCAGCGTCAGGATTATCATTTAAAACGCAAATATCTCCTAGTTTTCCGCGAACGCATGTAAATTCAGGAATAGATGCAAGTCCTTTCCAGATTCGATTTACCACTGGATTATGTCGACGGCCTTTACCTGAATATAGGTGCCCAAAATTAAAGACCAAGCTTGCGTATATTTTGGATCCTAGTCCTATTCCTTGTAAGCTCTCTGCGAGACCAATATGTATCTGATAGAAAATATCTCTAACTATTTGTATGTCAACCACAATCCCATCAGATAAATCAGCTTCAAAAGTAAAAACTGGTTTTAACCAGATTATATTGCGGCCGTTGTCTCCGATCTGGTCCCAACCTATGTCCTTGAAATTTACAGTCCTCAATTCTTCTAAAATTTCTGAATCAGGTTCAATTTGTCCTGGATATCTTAATCCCCCAAAGCTGCCTAAGTCAGCAACATCAGACTCAAATAGAGCAAAGGATTTTACAAAATCTTTCAAAATAAGTATTTTTAATTATTTATCAAAATAATCTACAGTAAGATGGAAAAAGAAAAAATGGTAATCTACAAAAAAACAACTGACAGGGAACACGATAATGTGAAGACTGAGAACATAGCAATCATTTATGAAGACTATTCTCATATTGCGTACGATGTCCTAAATAAGATGGTGGAAGCAGTTAGAGAGGAATCCAACGTTGAGATCAAAGTAATAGACCACATGGATATTACTCAATTGGAGATAGAAGAATTGGTCAAGCAGTATCCTAATGATCTAGAATTAGGCCGAGCAATCAGACAGAGAATACATTTTAAAAATTAATTTAAAGTGAGTATAATAAAAAAGATAAGAGATTTTATTTGGATACTAATCGTGTCTTTTTTATACCGTAAACTACCTTAATATGAATAATGAATCTAAAGTTGCGACTGATTTTACTATTAAAGACAGTCCATTCATCCGAACTGCTAACAGATTAGAAGCAGATCGCAGCCCGTTTTTAATCAGATACTCAGAAATGGACAGGCACCGAGTTACCTTTAAAGAAGAACTCAAACGCCTTTCATCTGATCGCTTCAATTCAGAAAGATCTAGCCTGCTTGATAATCATCTTAAAAAAGAGCTTGGACTTGATTCAACGCAATTGACAGTCCAATCTCTTATAAACGAAGCAACTAATGCATTTGATCTTAGACTCTTTAACGAATACTCCAAATCGGCAAAAAAGACAAGAGACTTGATAAAATTAAAGACCAGATGGTCTAGATTTCTTCATAACTTTCTTAAGATCCCAATGATCGATTATTCTAATAATCCGGTAAAACATATAAGATTTCAAATTGCAAGGTTACAAAGTTTGTCCTATAAATCAGAAGACTGCTTCTTTGTGGTGACGAATATTTCTATGGCTTCCTTATTATTGGGTCAAACCTGTTTTCAATATTGTAGCAGTTCAGAATCCGAATCAAGCTTGATTTTTCCGTATGGAATAGTGGATCAGAAGATTAAAATTTTCGTCAATCCAAATCTTGGTTGGGATGATAACTCAATGATAGTAGGAAGTATGCCTTCTCCTGATAGAGATGGTATGTATTATTCTATCATAAACCCTAAATTTGAGGAAAGGGTCGATTACATGACTGAAAATATAATCACCTCTCTTTCTGCTGAAACTTTTATCGGAGAAGTAGGAGATGACGGCCATCTTAATTATATCTATTCTAATCTAGAAATCGGTGAAAGGCCGTGGTGGAGAAAATTAATAGGAGCATAATATGAATCAACTCGACAGGCAATATCAGAATTTGTTATTTGAAATTCTTGAAACTGGAATTAAGAAAGAAGATCGCACCGGAACTGGAACTCTTTCCGTATTCGGAAGACAGATCAGACACAAGATGAGTGATGGGTTTCCATTACTCACAACAAAGAAGATGGCTTGGAAAACTATGGTAACAGAATTGTTATGGTTCTTACGTGGTGATACAAACATCGAATTCCTACATGATAATGATTGTCATATATGGGATGGTGATTATGCTAAGTCAGGTAGAAAAGATGGTGATTTAGGACCAATTTATGGAAAGCAATGGAGAAGTTGGGACTCTTATAATTTTGTTGATGATGAAGTTCATACAATTAAAATAGACCAAATCACAAACTCAATCCACTTACTTAAAACAGACCCAGATTCAAGACGTAATAGGGTTAATTCTTGGAATGTTGGTGAATTGGACCAAATGACACTTCCACCTTGTCATACAGATTTTCAATTTTATACTCGACCTTCAACTCGAGAAGAAAAAATAACTAATCCTGGAAAATATCGAACAGTTTCATTGATGTTTAATATGAGAAGTAGTGATGTTTTTCTAGGTCTCCCCTTTAATCTTGCTTCGTATGGATTACTACTTCAAATTATTGCCAACGAGGTTGGCATGATTCCTGACGAATTGATCTGTAATTTAGGTGATACTCATCTGTATTTAAATCACTTACAACAGGCTCGACTTCAAATGACTAGAGAGCCTTATGAACTTCCAAGTCTAATATGTAAAGACGAGTATTGGTATTTAAAAGACACTGACATCTCATTTAGTGAAAAAATAGAAAAATTTCAACCCGATTTTTTTAAAATTGAAGGATATCAGTCACATCCTGCAATTAAAGCACCTCTATCCAATTAAAAATAAAATATGGTACATTATCTAAGAACTTCTGAAAGGAGAACGATTATCAGCTGTGAGACTTCTAAATTAGATATGAGCTCTTCAGTTAACATTCAAGCATATTCGAGAATGCTCTTGAATTTGATGGAAGCAAATAAAGGCTATGCTAAATCTTTTTTAGACGAAATATCAGATCTCTCAGAGATTAGAGAGACATGGTGGGAATTTGCAGAAAGCACCGGAAAATTTGAATCTATTAATGATTTTGTGGCTTCCAGATTTAAAGAGGTAGCTTCAAAATGGGGATTAACCTATATAACTGGCTAATCATGGGCTTCACATATGTCGCATATCACGTGGAACACAGTCTTCCTATTGCCTCTTCTAAAGACTGGAATCTTTTAAAGTCTTTGATCGAAGACTGGATGGGAGGGCCGGCTATTGAGTTCCATCAATATGACTCAAAATATCCAGATGATTATCAAGGCTATTATGAATTCCAAGTAGAGTATGAAGGTAAACCTGAAGTGGAAAAGGTAAAAGTCTATGTAGTGGACAGCATAGAACGTGGACCTAAGTTTTTGATTGGATATGTAGATACTGATCCTGATACTGGGAATCGGCAGCCTTTTGTTGAGATGTGTAAATGCGAACATGAATGGGCAGCTAATTGGATTGTGAGCACTTTGACCCGGGATCTTGCTGAACATTCAGACGAACCTAACCGAGAAATAAAAATAAAGCATGAAAATTCTTAGACCCGAAGTCGCATCTTCTCTTATAACGAATGGTGGAATTGACGATATGATTGACAATTTAGTAAAACACCTTTATAATATTACTGATGCGGAATACGACTTTATTATCGGGTGTGCATCAGATCTTGAGCTTGATGTCTTTGTGTCGGCACTTGGAACAGATGATGGGTCTGCTGATTTTAAAACTCGACGTCAAGCCGTCTTGATTAGGGATAAATATTTGGCTGAATTTAATCAGGATTCTGAAACCGTTTAGAGTTTTCAAGTATAAAATCAATATGAAAATCACTTTAATCTCAGATACCCACGGCAAGCATAAACAGATTGAAAAGGATCTTCCGGGTGGAGACCTTATCATTCACGCTGGCGACTTTATGAACTCAGGATACGATGAAACCGAAGCCTTTCAATTCTTAAGCTGGTTCGATCAATTAGAAGGATACGACACCAAAGTATTTATTGCAGGTAACCATGATCGTCTATTTGAAATTGACCAGGAGTGGGCAACCGGTATCATCACTGGCTACAAAAATATCGACTACTTGATCGATGAAAGAATGGAGACGTGGGATCAGGAAGACCAGCAAGTAGCATTCTATGGATCTCCTTGGCAGCCTGAGTTCTACAACTGGGCATTCAATCTTCCAAGAAATGGAGAAGAGATGAAAGGCAAATGGGACGCAATTCCTTCCGATACCGATATTCTTATAACTCATGGCCCTCCATTTGGACATCTGGATACACCAGGTGGACAGAATATTCAAGTAGGATGTGAAATGTTAAGATACCGAGTGGATGAAATCAGGCCAAAGATACACGTGTTTGGTCATATCCATGGAGGACATGGATATTATTTTAACGGCCATACTCACTTTTTCAATGCCTCTGTCTTGAATGAAAGATATCAGTATGCCAATTTACCCTTCAGTTTTGAATGGGATCCGATTACTAACGAAATCACCTTTAATAACTAAATCATGAAAGAAACATTAACACTGGCCCAAGCTCAGGAGAAATACGGAAAGTCGGAGGGAGCACCGTTTCAAAGATTACACAAGATCTTTGATGTAGCGATAGACGGAAAACTATATCCAGTATATTCCATTCCTGGATACGAGCATGAACTTGGAAAATCTAACGGGTGCCCAGATACCTGGTGGTTAGATTGGTCAGACTATGAAGCTCATTCCGATGAGGATGGAGATATTCACGAACCGTACATAAGAGAGCTGATTCCTTATATAGATAAAGGAGCTCATAGAATATGCTGGGAAATCCGATATCGTCAATACAACATCATGAAGTATAAATGGGATGAATGGGATATGAGAAATGGAGGAAAATGTGAGATGTATGCAAACGGAAAATTGGTATACTCATTCTTTTCTAGAGAAATAGGATATGCTCTTTCCAGAGCCCAATCTTTGGAGACAATTCTAATAGAACATCCGTTTGATTTCTTAAACCAAGAAAGTATGAACGGCAGAAAGATCTGGTACTATGGCTTGCCTGCAACTGTTAGACTCAATGATTCTTATCCCGGAGAAATAGGAATAGTTCCTGATTATTCTTATATTGATAAAAAAGATTGGTGGGATGAATTAAAAAGGAAGAAAGAAAGGATAACTCCTAAGGATCATAGAAAAGATGAAGATGATATATTGGATGAAGATGAATTCAATGAAGATATGAGAATGGACACATGGATCAATCACGGAGATGCCCTTTGGGATGGAATGATAGGATGGTTTAGAGATTAAAAATAAATGACTAATTGGGATAAATTAAATAAAGAACTAGATTCTGCTTTAGATTCAATGTCTAAAGAGGATTGGGTAAATTGGAAAAATAAAAATAACAAGATGAATTACACAAATCCAAACGATCCTGATTATCAGGACGAACCTGAAGACTGGTTAAACTCGGCTCTAATTTTCGCTCGAGCTCTTTCTTTAATTTTAAATGAAAAAGAAGGTATAGTGGTAGACATTAAAGGAGATGTACAATTTCAAATGGATCCAGAAGTAAAACGGGTCATAGTATTCAAAGAGGATCGAATGATCAGAATCATAGAATGCCATGCCGACTTAGAAGAAGGACAATATGTAAAACTTGAAGCTGAATCCTAATTAAAATGCAGACTGATTTAAGTATTATAATTCATGAGAAGAGGAAATTGATTTCAGAAATCACAGTTTCTCCTCTAGGATTCTTGATGTTAAAACTGGATAATTTAGATGGAACTTATTCCACCTATAATTGCGGAAAGTACAATGAATCTGATAATTTATTCATAGATATATTAATGCATACCCAAAATGAAACAAGTTTTTTTAATAGACATTGATGGCACAATATGTGAAGACATCAAGAACGAGGATTCACATCTCTATATCGCGGCAGAGCCTATTCCTGGAGCCAAAGAAATGATTGATAAATGGTTTAGAGAAGGAAATACGATTACCTTTTTTACGGCAAGAGAGGAAAAGGATCGTAGAGTTACTGAAGCCTGGCTAGGAGCTTATGGATTTAAATATCACAAGCTGATAATGGATAAGCCCAGGATCCAAGACGGTCAAGAGTATGTATGGATTGACAATCGAAAAGTTAGAGCAATAACTTATAACGGTGTATGGTCGGAACTGGTTGAAACTGAAGCCAAAATAAAAGTTTTTGAGAATTAAAACCTTATTCCTCAATCAGGTATAAAATATTAAAATAAGTTCATTTAAACATGAAATTAATATATTCTATCACCTCTATTCTTATTCTAGCATCTTGTAGTTCAGCCAGACCTGTTATATGTACAGATAGAAAGGAAGTAACCTTAACTTGGAAAGATTCAAAATCTGAATCTATCGATGTGTATATTGAAAATTCATTATCAATTCCTAATATTCCATGTAAAGGAGAAACCCGATTTACCATGTACGATGCTTCTCCTGGAGATTATACGTTCGTGTTTAAATCAGATGGAAAAGTGATTGAAAAGAAGAGAATTATCGTAGTCGATAAATAATAAAAATAAGTCTGGGGAGCCAAACTTACGTTTGCATCGGGTCCAAGCCCTTGAGTGTTTAAGTAACACGAAGATGTAAGCTTAATTAAAAAAACCAGAAAATTATGTACAATGCAACATGCTTTGACCCTACTGCTCACATTGCAGTAAACAGAAATCGCCTTAAAAAATACGGCGAAACAGTCTATCTAAAGAGCGGAACTCATTTTGAGATCGAGCTCTTTAATCCCAAAACAACAAAGGTCCTTGCTAAGATCTACCTCGATGGAGTCTCAATCTCCGATGCAGGAATAGTGATCAAACCAGGACAAAGAGCCTTCCTAGAGAGATGGATCGATGAACCTAAAAAGTTCTTATTTGAGACCTATGAAGTTGATAAAACCTACAAGCTAGTCGCGGAAGCAATTAAACTCAATGGCCGAGTACGAGTCGAGTTTTATGATCAAGTGATTCCATCATCGAGTTTGACGGTTTTTCCAATTAACTCAACATGGACGTATGATCCTATGAGTCAACCGGTTTATGGAGGAACAACTCAAAACCAAATTTATTTTACGTCGTCGGTCGGAGGATCTAATGATATCATTGGACAGAATAGTTCAATCAATGCAAATCTAAACATGAATTTCATGGAGACAGGTCGCTCTGAAAAGGGAGAAAGATCCGACCAAGGATTCACGACTGATGATTCTTCCTTCAATGGGTGGACCTGTAATACAGTTCACTTGCAGATCTTACCAGAATCTCAAAAACCAGTAGAAGTAAAAGAGATCAGAAACTACTGCACTGATTGTGGATCTCGTCTTAAAAAATCAAGTTGGAAGTTCTGTCCATCGTGCGGAACTAAGATTTAAAACAAGGGTGGCTCCCCGGATTTTTAATCATATAAGATAGCAAAAGGAGTTTTTTGTTCGTCTACTAATATCTGAAGTATATAAATTTTGCGATCCTTATCATCTGTTATGTAACCAGGAGAGAGTGAAAGCGCTCTTTTTCTAGCTTCTGATACATAAGTTTGAACTTGAGAATTGGCATCCTCTGCTAATCCAAATGGATCCATTTCAAATTCAAATAGGTATTTTTCTATATCTAATCCAAAATTAAGTTCGCCTAAAACTTCTCCTTTTTTAGTTAAAAGCGTTAATTTAACTTGATTGATCGCGGCTTCTAAGTCATTATATACTTCCGCTTGATCTGGAACAAAATCCGGATCTAGATCATCTACCATATAAAAATCTCTAATGTTTCCCATATTATGCCCAAGGGTTTATATTTATTCCAAGCTCTCTTAAAGTCTTCATAGCATCCTGTTCTTCAGCAGAAAGCGGGCTCATCTGACTTTCAGTCTTGATTTTTCCTTCCTCTTTAAGCCGATCAAAATGTCTAATCAACGCAGTATCAGTTAGCACCCATCTGCCAATATCATTCCTTTTACAATATTGAGTAAGTATCCCAAGCCTTGATCTTCCCATTCCTTGTAAGAACGTTGCGTATCTTCCTCTGTGCTCAGTCGCCTGATACTTTTCTCCTAAAACATCTTCGATCATGTATTTTAAAATATCGCTATACGACCTTCCGTGATCTTCTGAAGCATATATGTATTTTAAGATTTTATATTTTAAAGTGTCTCCACTTATTCTTACTCGAGAAGGTCCAGTTAATCTAAAATCAACTGGATCAGTTTTGACCCATTTCTCTTCTGATTCTGCTATAAACTGAGTAAAAGATCTGGCTTTCATATTTATTATTTATTATTGACGATGCATCCACATCCAGTCGGTGGTATTTTCTCCTTTCATCATAGTATTAACAGCTTCCATCTCTTTTTCAGCGGTTGCAACAATGCTTTGATAATTTAAGGTGATGTCTCCAGGTAATTGATAATTAAAGGTCTGTAGCATATGAGCCAGTCTTACTTTAGCATGGGCTCTCACATATCTTTGAAACATCTCATCTTCGTATAATTTATCCCGGTCTATCTTTTTAAGTATCTTCGCTACTGCGTTCACTCTAGGGGTTCTTCCTACCACTCCTAAGAGATTGGTATTTCTATTGTAGTCATATGCAATAGTATCTAAGATAAGCCCTCGGGTTAAATCTAGGAATGAAAATATTACGGTTCGATACATGATCGACTCTCCCATGAATGGAGTCAAATAGACTTCGGATCCGATGAACTTGCTCTCAGCAAAATCCCGGTCCATTGTGGCAAAGATAGAGGCGCCTTTTGCCTCTTTTAGATCAGTTACGAACTGTACGCATTCAGGCAATTGTATCTGTCTGAATTTTTTAAACTGAGGATTATCAAAGAGTTCAACTGGTAATAGAAGATATCGGGGTTCAACTGCATGTCTCCAGTTATCGTAGAAAAATCTGGAATCTATCTCCAGGATCCTCTTTAACTCTTTCTCAGGCAGCGAATAGGGAAGGGCTCCAGAAAAGGTAACCTCATCATTTATGTCCTGTATCAATTCTAACTCGGTCATCTCTTTAATTATTTTATAATTCCGCTCTGCTGAATCCCATTTTACCTAGATCCATTGAATAGCTATCCTTCTTCTCTTTATTCATCGATCTAAGAGCACGCTGATTCTTTTTATTGGATCGGTCATCGTGCTTGTTTGCACGCTCAATGCTTTCTCTTGCCCATCCTCTGATATCTTGAACTTTCATCTTTTTCTTCCAATCACTATGAAAGAGTAGATTAATCGCTCTAGCAATATCTACTTCTTGAACGTTTCCGATCTTAACACTTGAATCTGAATAACGATAAGGGTTTCTTGCCCGCTTTTCATTTGCCAATTCCTGTGCGATTGCAAGTATCTGGCTGTGAATGTTTGCAACTGCTCCTCTTACCATGCCTGCAAAATTAGTAGGATAAACCACTTTTTGCTCGGTCTCATTCAGAGAAAATTGATCATATGTAGATAAGTACTTCAAAATTATTGTTCTTCCGCGGTTAAAGGCTCAGCCGTTTTTACTGCATTTTTAGCCTCTTCTTCCGCCTTTATTTGTTCTTCTTTGAGCTTAACTGCATTCTCAAGGGATATAACCTTAGTATTAAGTTCATTCTTTTTCTGAACAAGATCATTTTCCATCTTGTTGATAGAAGATCTTAAGAGTCTAATCTCATCTTGTTGATTCTTGAACTGAGGATCGTCGCCTCCTAAAGTTAGTCCAGTGTCTTGTTCTTCAATTTTTCGAGTCTTAACTGCTTTACCTGCATCATTGTTAAAACTCTTAAACGATTTAACGTATCCCATTTTTCTTGGTTTTTTTCTTTTTATTAAAATCTTTATATTTTAAAATAGATCTTTTTTTCTTTTTCTTCTCTTCAGGATTAGCTCCATAATATCCTCCAGACATAAACGGAGAATTGTTCCAATGCTTAGGAACAGATGATGCTCTTCCAGTATTGATCAGACTTGGGACCGGATTTGCAACGTCAGGCTCATTTAACTGCCCTACTGGCTTTCTAACGATTGTTATTGCGCCAAATGATTCGGTCACGAACTGATCAAAATTAAATAGATTCATTAGAAATTAAAATTTTCTAAATCGTCGTCTGTTGTAGAATCAGTTGACGCGAAATCAACCGCTGGCATTTCTGAGTCTGCAGCTGCGGCCATTGAATTAGCTGCCTGGTCTTCTGGACTAATTTGAGTTGAGCTAGTTACTGTAGGTTCCATTGCTGTTCCAGTCGGAACGTCTGAAGCCGGTGCAACATATCCAGTTCCAGCTAAAACATCTCCCGTCACTTTAGTTAAAAGAGTTCCAAGACTTTCATAGTCAGTGCTACTCATTGAATCCATAGATTCCATCTTGTCTAAAAGATCACCAACCGTCATGCTTAAGAGTTCAGGTGGATAGTTATTCATCGTATCCTGCATCTCATATATTCTTCCAATCTTCTTAAAGTTTTTCATAATTTATGCTTTTATTTTATTTATTCTTAAAACTCAATAAATTATTCTAGTATAATAGTAAAAAATCAATAAATGGAACAAGACATTAAAAAATATCTTGATAATCTAGAAAGAGAGACCCTTGATAAATTAGAGCAGATTAAATATAATGTTTCAAGATTGCCTTATAAAGATCCAAGAGTTAGAATTTCAATCTTAAATCTGGTCAATGAGGAATTGGGAGATGTTTTATTAAATTGGGAAGATCAAAATGTTCCAGACTTTGACTTTAATGATGATTTAGACTAATGAAAAAGAGCATAATAGACTGGGACTTGCATCAAATGCTGATGTCTAAAAAGAAAACTTTCACCTTCTGTATAGGAATAGGATTAAATCAATTTTTTCCTGAGTATATTACTCTAGAATTTAAAAAGGCGAATCAAGTAGAGGAAATAATTTCCTATTCTGATTTTATCAGTAAATATGGAGAATTAAAATCAAAAAGAAGTAAATAATAAAAAAATTAAAATGAAAAAGATAATTATTCTTATTATTATATCTTCGATATTAATTTCCTGTAAATCTTCTAAGGCCGGATGCGATGCTTATGGATCGGTAAAGTCTCAAGAAAACCAAGTAACGGATTTTTGTATAATAAATTATGATAATAGCAGTAGATTTTGACGGAACCTGCGTGACTCATGATTTTCCTCATGTAGGAAAAGATATCGGAGCAGTTCCAGTATTAAAAGAATTAGTAGAAGCAGGCAATCAATTGATTCTGTGGACGATGAGAGACGAAAAGTATTTAGCTGCCGCTCTTAGATGGTGCTCAGAAAATGAGATTCGCCTCTATTCATATCAAAGAAATCCAACTCAGGATCGATGGACCAGATCTCCAAAATGCTATGCTGAGCTCTATATTGATGATGCTGCATTAGGATGCCCTCTGAAGATTGATCCTAAATTATCAGACCGTCCATTTGTAGATTGGGAACAAGTAAGAGAAGAACTTGTAAACATTGGAGCTCTATGACCTATGCTAATTTTATCGAACTGATGCTCACTTATAAGAAGTTAAATGAGGATCTATCTGAACTCTATAATATGGGGTTCGACCTGATGGAGGGCAAATATAAAGTATCTGAATTGACTTCTAAACTCTTTCTCAGTTCTTTTAAATCACATTATACTGAGGCTGGGATCGAATGGATCGACTGGTTTATCTGGGAAAATGATTGGGGACAACGTGACTGGTCTAAAATCAGAACTTTTGATCCTGCAACTGGCAAAATTCAGGATAGAGGGGACCTGGATCCTCTAGGCAATTACGGTGCAAAGGACGAGAATGGCAATCCAATATGCTATTCTCATGAAACCCTTTGGGAACATCTTCAAGCAAACCACTTAATTAAAAATAACCTATAAATTATGGTACTAAAAAAAGGAAGCAAGGGTCCAGCTGTCGTAACCCTTCAAGAGTTTTTAAAAATCACAGCAGATGGGGATTTCGGTCCTAAAACTGAATCAGCAGTAAAAAGCTATCAGAAAAAACACGGTTTAACGGTAGATGGTGTGGTAGGTCCTAGAACATGGGCCCACATGGGAATACTAAACACTGACAATTCAGAAAACATTGAAGTTGGAAGTGCCCTTCAGATTAAAAAGCACTACATGCCTCCTGGAACCTATTTCGCAGGGCCTGTTAAAAAGCAATGGATCTTCTTACATCACACTGCAGGTTGGGAAAATCCTTATCAAGTAGCTGATATGTGGGCCAGAGACAGTCGCGGTAATGTCGCTACTGAATTTATATTAGGAGGACCTTCAGTTAGAAACGGAGATACTAAATTCGACGGAGATCTGGTTCAATGTTTTCCAGAAGGAGGATACGGCTGGCATACTGGAACTGGAAACTCAGTAATGCATCGAAACTCAGTAGCAATCGAAGTCTGTAACATGGGTCAAATTGTTAACGGTAAGACCTACGTAAACAGTCCAGCAGATCCTAATCAGGTAGTAAAATTAGCAAAGCCTTTCAGAGGATTCCAGTCTTGGCACCGATATTCAGACGAGCAGATCCGAGTTTTAAAGAATTGGATTCTATACTGTGCTAACAAGTACAACATCGATCCTAGAGTAGGTTTAATAGAATATGTAAGAGCTAAAGGTGCTGATGGTTTTGATGTATTGGATCTAGCTAGAGCTGAAAAAACTCCAGGAATGTATTCTCATACTAATGTTATCAGAGGTAAAGTGGATATGTTTCCTCAACAGGAGTTAATCGATATGTTATTATCAATCTAAATTATATGAAACGTCTAGTATTTTTAATTGGAATGTTAGGATCCACCTGCTTTTCTCAAAGCATAGAGACTAATATTTCACTCTCTTCGGAAAATAGAGATACTCTGTGGCTAATTAATGATGACCTGGGAAAGTCTATAGCCTTGTCATGGGAAATTGGAATGCAGAGTTCACATCCAAAACCGGTAATTATATTGGTAGATAATCTGCCTTATAGAAGAAGAAAAAAAAGGGATCATTAGATCCCTTTTTTATTTTCCCTGTCCTTTATAGAACTTGGTATAATTCTTACTTGACTTTAATTTTGAACTTTTAGACTTGGCATGAACTCCAGGTCTTTTCTTTTTGGTGCTGATTTTGATCTGAGAAACCGAAGATCCTATTTTTACTTTTGCCATCTAATTATATTTTTTTAATTATATATTAGATTTTAATTGATGATTCCCCTCTTTTTTGCTTGATTTTTTAAGAAAGATTTAACAGTTTTAGGTTCCTCCTTTTTAGGTTTTCCAGTTCTTTCTATTTGTGAATCTACACTTGGACCTGGATCCTCTTCTGTCTCACCTGATCCACGTTTGTTTTTTCCTTTTTTTCCAACCATCGTAAAGTCTGAAAAATCCTTAGTATCATCCGTCTTTTGAATTTTAGATTTATCTTCTTTCTTTTCTTCTTTAGGTTTCGGACTCTCTCCTAGTTTAATGCCATCACACATTGCAATGATTTTATCCAGTTCTGCGATTATTTCTCCAATCTTTTTCTTATCTATATCTAAAGCAGTCTTGAGCTTCCGATATTCGCTATTCTGTTTGCCTCCTTTGGTATTCGCTTTATAATATTGATTAGCGTATATTTTAGTATCGTTTCCATTTTCTGCGGTAGGATTTATTTTAGAATCTAAATATTTTCTCTTTACCTTCCAAAATTCTGTATACTTTAAATCACATGCAAGCTTATCTGGCATTTGTTCTAGAGTCTTGCTTAATCCTTCTACACTTTTGACTAGTCTCTTTTCAGAGAGTTCATTGTATTCCTTGATTAATTCTTCAATTGATAGTCTAATTGGTGCGATTCCACTTATAATTTGATTGTATTCAGCTTCTCCAAATTTTTCAGATTTGGCAACTGATTTTCCGATTCCTTCGACATATCTTGAAATATCATTGATCCAATCCCTGGCCTTTTCTCCTTTATATGTTTTAGTTAACTTAACTTTATAGGAATTATCAGATAATTCAACTATTTTTACAGTTGGATATCCTGCTACATTGAAAGTCTTAGCAAATCCTTCGTATTCTTTTATCAAATCGATTTTAGATTTAGCAGCTTCATCTGACGGAATTGTTGCAACATACGGAATAACATCAACACCTACCCATTCTTTGAATTCTGGCGTTTTAAATAATTCGTTTTCCATCCTTTTACATGCTTCGCAAGAATCTCCAGATGTAAAATACGCTAATATAAATTTTTTCCTATCAACGGCCAGTTTCTGTTTGACTCCTGCCATGCTATCGTACCAGCCTAACCCAGATAAATTGCTAGGAACATTGCTCTGTCCTATCCCTTTAATTGGATCCGCCTCCTTTTTTTCAGTCTTTTTACTTATTTCATCTAAATAAACTTTACCGTATTGATTCCATGCCTTTTCAGTGTTTCCTCCTTTTGTCATTACTCCGTCTACTCCGTCCCCTTTAGGTCCGCTTTTCCCTAGTATTGTTGTATCGTTTTTAGTGTAGACTACCCAGGTTTGAAACGCCTTGATTTCGGCTGCAGTCTTAGGCGGATCTGCGCTTTCATAGATAGAATCGAATCCTGATTTTTTGGATTCATTTACTGATCTCCATTTATTGAAATTTAAAATAGGTCCTGGCATGCTTTGGATTAATATATAGGATTATTTATCTCTCTAATTGTTCAGAATCTACCAATTCTAAGCATAAATTCCAGAGTAGCCAAATAATTTCTAATGAAACCACTCCTAAAATTAAGTATCTAATTGTTTCATTGAACCAAATCATCCAGACCATTCCTAAAATGACAGAGATCATAAACATCATTAAGGTTGCGGCTTTTAAAATCTTCATCCTTTAAATTTTTTATTAAAGTGATCCCAAACCTCTTCTTCAGTCCAGTACCAATGCATTCGGGATTGAGCTATGCCTGTAGTAATCTTCCAAATATTAGAGCATCTTAAACTAAAAGTTGATCCTAACTCAGATCCATTCTTTGAAAGGAGAAATTTTAAAAACCAAAAGGGCCTCATCAGATACCATCTGTATCTGATCATCTTGATCCATCTACTTGATTCTTGAAATCTCTTCATATACAAATATACTCTAAAAGTTTAAGCCAACTGATCTAGTCCAGAAAAACCTTGAGTTTTAGATCTTTCACGTTTAGCGTACTCGTCTGGAAACTTTTCTCTGGCTGGCATGTCCGCATATACCGGAATGAAATATCTATGAAAATTAATTAGGCCGCCAGTCCAACCTCTTCCATAAGTTGCAGCATTTTTATAAGAAAGATAAAGTTTTACTTGTTCAACCAGCATGATCTCAGTTACTATCTTATCCCCTATCTTTTGAATTGCGTCGTCCAGCCCTGAATATCCCAATCCATTGAGTGCGTTTATAGTGTTAGCAATTGTTTTTTCTGCATGTGTAGGCGATCCCCATGACGCCGTTCCTATGCAATGATTCACTAAAGTACTTAGTGTTTCCCTTCCCGCATCTCTTACCGTCTTATTATAAAATGTAAGTTCATATACTCTTTTGGCGTATTCGTCCTTCATTTCAAAAAATCCCTTTGCTACTTCTAATGGATTGCTTATTCCCATATCAGCAGCTGCGGCTTTCCAAGTTGGCCAGATAACTCCTCTAGATGTGTGCCATCTATTGGACTTAGTGGTTCCAGTTGTCAAGCTTTTACTGTTCTGTAAATGAGGATTGATACTTAACTGGTACGTCATCCCGTTATAGGTTAACTTTCCAGTTGCAGAATCAAATTCATAGGGACATGCAAGAGCTGCGGGTCCAGTATCCCGAGGATCGTCTGATAGTCCTCCCTCTTTTATACTATTAAATTTATACATATCCTCTAAAATATCTCCAGTTAAATTCATTTTTCCTTCAGCATTGTAATCTCTTCCTCCACCTTCAACCCATTGTTGTTCATAATAGGGACGCATTAATCCAGTGTCAATATAGTCTTTTAACTCGGGTTTTTTAGCCAGTATCGCTTGATCCCTCTCAGTTATTAAACTTTTATTAAAACCAGGCGCCAAAACCTCTTCTCGATTTACCCAGCTTTTAACAAAAGTGGTCATTGATTCCGGGTTTGAAAAATCGATCTGATCTAATCCGCATAGGGACATTAGAGCTGCTTCAGTTTCCCCATTAAAATAACAAGTGACTCCGTCTCCAAGCGGTCCTGCTTTAGATTTTAGAACCCCTAACTTCTTTAAAAGGGTTTGAAGATGAGCGTTACCTCTTAAGTTAATCACATTTTTACCTAGATTAAATCCACCTGCTGCTTCTTTAAGATCTTTGATGACCCTATTTGATCGGATCTGTTCATCATCTTGTACTGCTTTATTCATCAAATTCTTTCCTTGATCCTGTGCCCATTTATTAAGTTCAGCTCGAGATTTTTCTTCAGGAGACATCTTATCAACTGGAGATTGAGATGTTGGCAGGATTACATTTTCGCCTGGATCCCCTTCAGCTTCGTTTAATTTAAACCAGTGTTTGAAATTTAAAATGTGAGACATGAAATGGTTTTTTATTATTTATTTTCTAGTTAAATAATAAAAACAGATTTAAAATGAAGAAGTTCTTACTAATTATCAGTTATGTGATCGGAATGATTTCATTGGTACAATCTCAGTGTTCGGTATATCAAATCTATGAAAGTTTTACCTCGGCATTGCCTACACAGGGAGGCACTTGGACTGCAAATTCTATGATTGTAGTAACATCACCTGTCAGGACAGGTACTCACTCAATCGGATTCAATGGATCTGGAGACTGGGTCAGAACTCCACAGATCTCTAATCCGTCGATACTCTCTTTTTGGTACAGAAGAAGTTCAAATTCTACCGCCTGGACTTTAAACATACAGACTTCTCCGGACGGAACGACTTGGACGACTAGAGGATCGATCACTACTGTTACTACCACTTACCAACAGTATACATTAAACATTGGAGCACTCAGCCTAACCAACGTCTTTATTAGACTAATCGATGCTCGATCTTCTGGGGCTCATGAACGATACGTTGACGATCTGTCAATAACTTCGACTCAGTCTGCTCAGAACAGCCTGCTTCCTCTGCTTTCTAATTGCTCCTATACTCTAAATTACGGGCAGACTTATCGTCTGTGTGACAATGGAGGCCCAGCTGGGCCAATTGCAGGCGGATATTCTAATAACTTGGATCGAACTGTTACAATTTTGCCGTCTGACGCTACCAAAAAACTCTTTATTGAATTCTTACAGATGGATTTAGAGACTGATTATGATTCTCTATATGTTTATAATGGTCCCAACATCTCGTCTCCTCTTATTTTAGCAGCAACTGGCACCGCTATTCCTTCCTCTTTAACTTCTTCAGCAACGGGAGGAGAACTTACTATCAGATGGAAGACTGACGTCTCTAATGTTGGAGCATGGGGAGGATTCCTAATAGAGGCTTCTGAAATCACAGCTCTCCCTGTTGAATTGACCCTATTTGAAGCCATTACTTATCCTCAGTGGCATGTAATAAAGTGGACCACTGCATCTGAGCATAACTCTTCCTATTTCGATCTACAATCTAGCTTGACCGGGGATCTATGGAGAAGCCTAACCACCAAGCCAGCAGCAGGCAACAGTACTTCAGACGTGAAATATTCCTGGATCGATTATAATCTGGAAGAATACACCTATTATAAACTGATTCAATTTGATATTGACGGCAAGTATCGTGAATACGGTCCGATACTTGCAAAACGTAATTCAGGACCGAAACTGATAATTCGATATCTAAATCTGATGGGGCAAGAAGTGGACCCGCTAACTTCAACCGGGATTCTAATCGAAATCTACGATGACGGATCAATGAGGAGAACAATCCGATAATTAATTTTTCTAAGGATTTTAAAAGTTTCAGGGTTTAAGGTATAATTAGATCCAGAAAAATTCAATTATGGAAGAAGAAGAAATATGCCCAGAGCCTACACCTGAAATTTATACGCACAGATCTCGATCTATCGACGATTCCCTAGACGAAGATCATAAGTACTCAGATCAAGATCAGCCCAGCTGTTGGAATCGAATGAAGAATGATATTTATTCTCCTTCTTTTCCTTCGGTCGAATCAGTTCCAGCTGGCGTCTATGAAATCGAATGGAGCAGTTCATTGAGTTCATTTGTCCTGAAAAAACAGCCCTTTAAGACTGATGAACTTTATCATCTGCCTTCTCCGGAAATCATGGATATTGTTCATGACATCGAGACCTTTTGGAATCAAGCAGGCCGATACAAGGAGTACAGATTCGTTCACAAACGTGGCATCTTAATGTTCGGAGATCCAGGGTGCGGAAAGTCTGGAATCATTCAACTGATCTCTCAGGCCCTGATAGATCGTGACGGCATAGTGATCAATGTCAAGGACGCAGAAGATGTGGTATCCTTTGGTAGTTTCATTCCGACATTTAGAAAGATTGAACCTGATCGACCAATCATCGTTCTCTTAGAGGATATCGATTCAATCGCAGGTGATGGTAATAATACCACCAATCGACTCCTGAACATCTTGGATGGAGTAAAACAGATCGAAGGTGTAGTCTATATCGCGACTACTAACTATCCAGAGAGATTGCAAGAACGTATTACTAATCGACCTTCCAGATTTGATCGTCGATATCGAATTGAAGTGCCAGATCGAGAAATCAGAAGGGCCTATATTCAGAATAAGCTGACTTCTTCTGATCTTGAAAGGATCAACATTGAAGACTGGCTGGATTGTACCGATGGAATGTCTCTTTCTCATTTAAAAGAATTAGTAATCTCAGTTATCGTGATGGATAAAGATTTTAACGAGACAATAGAAAACCTGGAAGGACTTAAAAAATCACCTAGAATCAAAGGATCTGGCCAAGTAGGATTCTCCTCTAAATAACGAATATGAAAATAATATTTTTAGATCATGACGGGGTCATCTGCCTCGCTTCACAATGGGGAGGAAGATATAAGAAACCAGGATTTGATTCTAATCCTGAGACTTCTTTAGATATCCGCATGGATAGCTTTGACTCTAAAGCAGTTAAAGTTCTAAATGAGATCATAGAAATAACTGGATGTGAATTAGTGATCTCTTCAGATTGGAAGAAGTGGGGAACCTTAGAACAGATGCAGGAAATGTACAGGATTCGAGGAATCAAGCCGCCGATTGATCTAACCCCTTTCATACAGGATTGTGAAAACTTTGTTAACGAACACGAATGGATGGGGAGATGGGAATTGGAGCATTCGCGAGCGGTTGAGATAAAGAATTGGCTACATGATCATCCTGAAGTAACACACTGGGTTGCAGTTGATGATCTTGATATGAGTAGGGATGGATCAGCTTGGAAACTGTGGGGGCTCGATAATTTTGTGCACTGCAAGCGACCCTACAATGAAGGCATCAAGCAGTCAGGTATCAAAGAAAAAATCATAAAATTTTTAGAATGAAAGAATTAATCCTATTAAGAGGTCTGCCTGGAAGCGGTAAGTCCACCGTCGCATCTATAATCGAACCTGCGTTTCATTATGAAGCGGACATGTACTTTATAGATGAGAATGGAGACTATCATTTCGATGGATCCAAACTAAAAGAAGCTCACCAGTGGTGTAAGCAGAAAGTTGAGTCTGCCATGAATGCAGTCTATGGATCTCCTCCACATAAAATTGTAGTGTCAAATACATTTACTCAGGAATGGGAAATGGAGGCATACTACAAGTTAGCTGAGAAGTATGGTTATCGAGTATCATCATTGATTGTAGAAAACCGTCATGGATGTACAAATGTTCACGGAGTTCCAGAGGAAAAGATAGACGAAATGTTCAATCGATTCGAACTTAAACTTTAAAATTTTAATCCGATTAAGTATAATTAAAATAAAAATAAAATGGAACTAAATTTAAACGGAGTATCGGCTCGACTATACCGATGGTTTTATGTAACTGACAGAATGCCAGAATCACTTTGTCCGTACTTTTGGAAACTTGTAATTGCTTACATTCTTGTAACACCGGTTGCAGTGTTAATTTTACCAATCTTCTTATTTAAGCAACAAGATTCAGTAGAAACACCATCTCATAGATTTTTTATTGGAGCACTCCTGTGGGTTGTGCTATCACTTGCGATTATGATGATAGTCGGTCCGTTAAGCACACTCTTTACAGGATTTCTGCACGACGGTTCATTTCTCGCTATTATTCAATCCATGGGATTCCTTACATTGTTTGTTGTAGTTACTATATCTTTGGTCGCTGGAATCATTTACCTAGCATCTAAAATAAAAGAAGAAAACAGAAGACGAAGATCAGAATGGATTTGGGACGAATATGGAGACTATATTAAAAATCCAGATTATAGTCCTTATGCAGCAAAACCAAATATCATCATTGAATTCATCAAGGCAACATACCATAAATACTGTCCTAAAATAGATTGGAAATAATGAAAGCAAAATTACATAAAATGGTATCTGGTTACATTCTATCTTTGAATGGTGACATAGATGATCCATATGCTATTGTAAATGAAGAACTTGCTAAGGATCATGAGTGGTATAAACTGTCTATCAAAAACTGCCAAGCAATAGAACATGGCTATGATTTGGATGAGTTGGCTAAAATAGAATATCCTATTTGTGAAGTATGGAATGATGAAGAAGCACTTATTAGAGAACTTGCTTTTAAAAAAGGTTTCCAAAAAGCACTTGAAATACTTGGTGATAAGAGGTTTAGTGAGAAGGATATGAGTAAAGCGTGGAGTGAAGGTTATCACAGAAAAGTAGATGAACTTAATGGAAATGGATTGAGATATTTTGACAAATTCATCCAATCACTACAACAAACTGAATGGGATGTTGAGGTTGTCATGGACGAAGAAAAGGAATTTATTTTTGATCCTGCAATGGGAATATCTCAAGGTCACTACTTAGATAAACCAAAACTTGATGTAAATGGATGTTTAATACTTAAAAGAATAAAATGAATCCAGCTAAATCTGAAAATTTAGTCATCACTCGAATTGAGCACTTATCATTTGAAATCGGTGGTACCTATATGGACGTTGAATTACGTTATGGTTACGTTGATATTACGATCGGAGGAGTTGAAAATGAAAAGCTTAGTGTGACTCTGGAGCAATGGCAAGAGATAAATGCAGAAATAGTTAAAATGCTAAATCAGAAATAATATTTTAATCTTTAATCTTTTTTAAGTATATTTAAAATAAAAAATGCCAGAAATATTCAAAGTTGGAGGATGCGTAAGAGATGAAATCATTGGAATAGAGTCTAAGGATATTGATTTCACATTTGTCCTAGATAACCTGGATCGAACAGTAGAGGAAGGATTTGAAATAATGACCCAGTGGCTAGAACACAAAGAATTTACTATATTTCTTTCTACCCCAGAAATGTTTACTATCAGAGCCAAATTTCCCAAGGGAGATCTTAACGAAGGAATGGTAGCTGACTTCGTCCTTGCTAGAAAAGAGGTAGGATACAAGGAAGGAACCCGACAACCCATCCTTGAGCTAGGAACTCTTGAAGATGATCTAATCAGAAGGGATTTTACCCTTAATGCAATGGCAGTTGACTACGATGGTAATCTAATAGATTTATTCGGGGGTAAGGAAGATTTGGAAAAAGGTATACTAAGAACACCTTTGGATGCTCACATCACTATGATGGATGATCCTTTGAGAATTCTAAGAGCTTTAAGATTTAGTATTACAAAAGGATTCACAATAGACGATTCAATCTGGATAGCTATACACAGAAAACGTAATCCACAAATCCTAGAAAAATTAGAAAAGGTGGTTTCTGCCGAAAGAATTAGAGAAGAGGTTTTCAAAATGATGAACGCTGATACTGTTAAAGCATTGGAGTTGTTCAGAGAAGTTGAAAATACCCTACCAGGATTTACCGCCTTGGTATTCGGTAGAGGACTCTGGCTAAAACCTACATTTGAACAGTAAACAGTAAATAGTAAGATATGAAAATAGTTTTTGCGGACTCATTCTTTAAATCCCTAAAGAAGACGATCAACAGACAGAAATGGTACTGGAAGATCTGGGATTTTTTCCGGTATGATCTCTCCCATGGAATCAGAAACATCATCTTCTTCTTTCCTGTCGTTTGGAGATTTCGCTCTTGGGATTCTAATTTTCAATTAAAAATCTTTAAAAGATCTCTTGAACCTCTTCGAGACAGTCTTGAATCTGGCAGAGAGGTTGACGTCACACGTAAAAAGAAAGTTGCAGCTATCTCCAGGGCGATTGAGATCTTAAACAACATCACTGAAGATACTTACATCGAACTTGCTGAAAAGGAGCTGGGATACGAAGTAAATTTAACCTATTCTTTTAATGATGAGCCTGAAGAAGTGGCGGCCTTAAATTCTAAACTCTTCAAACGAGCAAGTGAGATCGAAGAAAAAGAATGGAATGAGATGTGGAAGATTTTTGAAGGTCAGAAGCATTCCCAATTTGAAATGTTTAAGGACAAGGCTAAATCTGAAGGAGTCAGTCCAGAAGATGCCTGGTATAAATGGTTTAATGGCTCAGATATAAGAGGATGGTGGAATTAATTTTTAAATACATGAAGAACAAAAAGAAAAAAGTTATTCCCCCTCCGCCAATTACAATAGGTCCGTTTAGTCCTAGAATTGGAAAATTATTTCAAGAACAAATTAATAAAGAAAAAAATGGAAAATCAAAATAGTGTATGTTACGTTGGAATCGTAACTGAAGTAAAAACAATTGAAGGTGCTGACAATATAGAATTAGTAACTGTTGGCGGTTGGAATGCTATAACTAAAAAAAGTGAATATAAAGTTGATGATAGCGTTATCGTTGCGACTACCGATGCGGTAATACCACAAAAATTATCCGATGATTTAGGTGTAACTAATTACCTTCGTAAAGGACAAAGAGTTAGAACAGTAAAACTTCGTGGTGTTTATAGTGAGTGTTTAATTATTCCAATGACTTCCTTGTCGGGTAAAGGTGCTAAAAACATTCCGGGTACTGATTTAATGCAAACACTGGGTATAACTAAATATGAGCCACCAGTTAAAACCGTTCAGTTGAGTGCAGGTGGACGCAAAATAAAGTACCATCAAAATCCAAACTTTGGGGTATACTACAAGTTCCCTAACTTGAAAAACGTAACAGGGATGTTTACAGAGGATGATATAGTTCAAATTACTCGTAAATTACACGGTACCAATGCTCGTTATGGGTTTGTAAAGAAACGTAAATTGTCTTTCATGGATCGAGTAAAAAAATTCTTCCGTGTAGCAGATGAATTGGTTGATTATGAATATGTTTATGGTTCACACAACGTTGAAAAAGGCAGTGATTCACAAGGTTTCTATGATACAGATGTTTGGAGAACCGTAGCTGAAAAATATGATATTAAATCAAAGTTAAAGGAATTTGCGCTGACCTTACATAAAGAAAAAAGATTGGGCGCAGGAGCTGTATTATATGGAGAAATCTACGGAGCAGGTATTCAAAAGAACTATGATTATGGATTAAAAGATATTGAATTTGCTGGATTTGATTTGGTAATCGACGGGAGTTACGAAGGGACTATTTATACGGAATGGGTGTTTGGTATAATAATAAAGTTACCACACGTTCCTATTTTATATGTAGGTCCATGGTCTCAAACGATTCAAGACCAGTTCGTATTTAACAATTTCATTGAAGGGACTAAAGTGCCTCATGAAGGCATCGTAATCAAACATGTAAGCGGTGAACGTAAAAAGGTCGCCAAGGTAATCAATCCCGACTACCTCATTTATGGAGAAAAACATAACGTGGGAGACTCTCATTAAAAACCTGCAAAAATATAGTATTATTATCTTATGATAGATAACTTAGAACTTATTAAGCCTCTTTTAAACTTTTCTAGCGACGGTGATTTTTACATGCTCTATGTTTTTAAACGTAAGAAGGACCAGCCAGAAGGAGAACGTGACAATCATCAATCAGTTCGTACGATCAAGACCTATTGTATCGAATCAGTTGAACACTTGGAAAAGAGATATGAGGAGATCAAACAGCTTTGTGAAATGTTTGGGGCCCGGGCCTACCTTCACATACAGAAGCAGAATCATCGAGACGTTTCTCTTCACATGATGTCAGCACTTGCGAAAAGAATTCAAGACGGAAACATGAAGCAGCAGGGTCTCTTTGATTCAGTTGTTGGACAGATCAAAGTTTACGAAAAACGTTGGATCATTGATATCGATATAAAGGATATAGAATATGTTAACGGTGTAGTAGCCAAATTCATTAATGGCCTTCGACCTGCCGGTCCAAAATGTGAAGCACTTATTCCTACTAAGAACGGATATCATCTCATTACCGGAAGATTTGATGTCATTGAATTTAAAAAACAATTTCCGGAAATCGACATACAGAAGAAAAATCCTACCCTATTGTATTACCCAAATAGTTTAGAACCATGAAAATAGTATTAGAAAAAGGACAAAGATTATTTTTTACGAGTGATACTCATTATTCTCATGCCAATATCTGTTCAGCAACTACTGAATGGAAAGGAGCTGATAACCTGACTCGTAAATTCAATTCTCTCGATCACATGAATCGAACCTTGGTTGACAACATTAATAAAAAAGTAGGACCCGACGATATTCTAGTTCACTTAGGAGACTGGAGCTTTGGAGGATTTGAAAAGATCGCAGAGTTTAGGAATCAGATCCTATGTAAGAACATACATCTTACTTACGGTAACCACGACCATCACATTCGTCGAGACCGAGATGACATACAGGAGATCTTTACTACAACTCAAGACTATCTCTTTTTAGAGGTTCGTCGACCTTCAATTGAAGGCAAAGGCCGAGTTGAGAAATACTCCTTTGCTTGCATGCATTATCCAATTGCGAGCTGGGATGGAATGAACGACGGAGTGATCCATCTACATGGACACGTGCATCTGCCTCCAAATTTAAGAATCGCTGAAGGTAAAGCGATGGATGTAGGAGTAGATGGTAACGGATTGAAACCGATTTCTATGGATCAGATCTTGGAAATCATGCGACCTCGTCCTCATTTAAAGTTGACCTTGCCTAAAGATCACCATGAAAAAAGATTAATATGAATACTTTACACTTAACTAATGAACAGCTGTGGCTAGTAGAACGAGCCCTTGATTTTTACTCCCGTATAGGTATTGGTCAATTTGGAGAAATCAAAGACCATCCTACATTCGAACGACATTTAGAAGATTATTGTCGTCCTAAACGAGATCCTCAAGTCGGAGACCGTACACCTCAAGGAGAAATACTTGAAATCAAAAACGGAAAGGCGCTAATCGACGGTTCAGTTGATAAGAAAACCGGCTATTGGTGCAAGAAACAAGAATGGAAAAAACTAAAAGATGTCAAACTATCTACCGACTATAGTAGATATCATCGAATTAGAGATAACGTTGATCAGTGTTTAATTCAACCAAGAAACATGTTGATTACCGACACTACTATGAATCAACATGGTTCATGGGGTATTCATCACTCTTCGGTTGATGACACCTGTAGACAGGCATTTGATATTGTTCAAGTAATCCGACACGAGCGTTGGAAACTTGACCCTAATCGAAGCCATTCAACTGTTGATTCTCATATTCACTTTTCTCATCGTAAGGACGGATCTTCTGATCAGATTAAATGCGAACTTAACACTGAATCTAAATGAAAAGGGCGGCTCTGATCCTAGCTCTAGGGCTAACCTCTTGTTCTAAATGGACAACAGTAATGTTAGTGTCTGAGGAGACGAAAGAATTGGATCCAATTCATGTTCACTTGTACCATCATCAAGATCGAGAATGGTCCTGTTTAAATCTTCCGGATACCTCGATTCAGGTTCCAGATACTCTGATTATTAGATATCGAAAAACACTATTTGGCAAAACTCAAATACAAATAAAAAATGAAAACAGACAAGATTAAAAAATCCAAACTAACCAAGGAGGAATATTTTGCATCTCTTGCAATGCCTGTAATGCTAAAGTATGCCCTAGAAAATGGGATTGGTAACATTTTTGAAACCGTAGCTATTGACTCCATGAACATGGCAAAAGCCATGATCCAAAGATCTGAATTGAATAAAAAATCTGAAGATGAGAAAAATATTTTACCACTTAATTAGATCAGCATCCGTTCTTCTTATTATCATTCCTCTGTTATTGTCTATACCGGGATTGATACTATTTATGGTGTCTGAATTGTTAGATGATCCTGAATTTTAAAATTAAAAAGCCATGTCACAATATCAAGAATATTTAGAATATTGTAAAACAATAGAGGAACCTGATTATCGGTTCCTAGTCGATGATCCTAATCAAAACTGTGTTAGATGCTTGACTGAAGAAGAATTTAAGAATCAGATATCGAAATCGAATCCAGGTTCAGATTCTGATTGGTTAAATATATTATCAAGTCTGTTCTGAATCCGGTCCTTTAAGTCCTTTATCTCGATGTCGGTCGCATTGATCGCATTGAAACATTCAAATCTAACATTAGATATCTGGGATTCAACTAGAGTAATCACGTGGTAGTCACCCGTTAATTCCCCTTTAAGATTTACAAGCTGGGCCTGATATTTTTCAGGTGAACTTGAATACGCCTTCTCAGGTATTCGGATTATAAAAATAGGTTTGCTCATTCGTCAATAAGTTTTTTTACGTCTAAATATTTATCTAGATCCTTCATTCGGTTTTGTAGTTGATGCACGTATTCCAAATCCAGATCATCTCCTTCAATCTGGTACACATCATCAACTGATCTAATTAATCTAATATCTTTTAATTTAAAATGATTCTCGGATTGCCGAGTGAACCCTAGATCTAATAGGATGTCTTGATCTAGAGGTATAGGTTCCAGATATTCTACTCGATGTACAGATAGAACATGATTGACCATCACTTGGATCTGATTGGGAATCTTTTCGACCTCTACCCAGTTTCCATGAGGATCCTGAACCAGATTTCCAGGCTTTAATTCTGATGTTTTCATGTCTCCTTAAACATTTCCTCCAACTCCTCTTTGGATTCAAAACTGTAGTCTCCAGCCAGCATTCTAGAATAGGCACAGTATTCAGGCCAACAGTCACAAATGATGCATTCACCGTTATGGTCGAATCTACATGGAGCCGATAATTTTTTAAATTGAACTGATTCGCCTAAAGAACTGACCATCTGATTAAGCTCGTCCTGAATTTTAGGATCATTGATCAATTTAGCATCTTCCCATGCTTCACGCCAGTCTCCCCATTTAATCCATAAACGAAAGAAATCCCAGATCCTCTTCAGTCTTCTCATATTTTATTATACTGAGTTCTCTAAAAAGGTTTATTTATTTTAGGCTTTCAGCTATTTTCTGCTTGAATAGAGTAGTCGACCACCCATGATCTCGATTTAAATAATGAATTGGAATATTGAGATCATCCCCTGTAAAAGGCCTACCGATATAATCATCTCCTAAGAAACGAACATCATAGTTGCCATGCTTAAGAAGTTCATACAGTTGAGCTTCAGTATCATAGGGTATCACACCATCAATATCCAGTGCAAATAGGATCTCCCGCCTCTCTTCTACTGAAAGTATCGGCTTGATCTTTTCAGGACGCTCAACGCTTGGATCGCCATGTAACAGAACTATGAAGTACTCGCAGTTCTCTCTGCATTCTTTAAACATCTTGATATATCCTGGATGGATCACATCAAAGTTTCCAGCTATTACTCCTGTCCTAATCATAATCGATCTGCTATCTTTTTGATAAGAGCCTCTTCCTCATCGCTTAATCGATGATACGAATTCCAAATCTTGGTTAGATTGGTTCTTAATTCTCGCTCTCCCCAAGATTCGTCATTAGTTCGTGGAGTAGAGCCCCCAATGTCAAAGGAATCAGATTTTATAATCTCGTCTTCAATAAGCCATTCGGCCATTGTTGCCTTGTCTCTTTGATCCATTTCATCATAGATCTCATCTAAATCTACATCAATTCTTATGTACGGCATAATTTATTATTTTTTTAATTTTTCGTATAATTCTTTTAATTTATCTCCGAAAACCATCATCACTAACTCCTCAGCCAGTAGGTGTCCGATCGGATTTAGCATATCTTCGCAATGCTGGTATCCTAAGAAAACATTCTCTTCAATACCTAATAGAGTCATTTTAGTTGAAACCCCTAATTGACCAATCGGATAATGCTCTGATGGTTCTCCTCTTTTCATTTCTCCAATAAACTCTACTTCTAAACCTTCATTAACTCTTTTCATTAGGTCTACCGCAGATATAATTACAGGACTAATTTCTTTACTCATAATTTTCTATTGTTTCGTTGTTGTATGTTAGTGTGATTAGTTTGGTTGGGATGTTAAAGTTATCCATCTGTTTATTCATATTTTCATGTACCAACCTAAATTCGGGGTTTAATTTAAAATATAAGTTCTGTCTTTCTTCCAAACTCAACTCTCTTTCCTCAATCTTAACAAAAACACCCCAACCCCATTCTGATCGGTAAAATACTTCGTTATCTTCTAACTTATCAGTCCTCCACAAACTTTCGTTTGATGTTACTGTTTTTCCATAATATTTAATTTCTCTTTTTCCAGTTAAAGAAAACTCAATTTCTTCTCCGTGAATTGTTAATTTAATATTTTGTGGTAAGTTACTCATAATAATATGTTTTTTCGTTATTATATTCAAGTGTTATTTTTTTAGTTGGAATGTTTCTTGTTTTTAGTTTAGATTCTAACCAATGATTATTTTCAACTTCTATGTCATTTGTATATTCTATTTCATAGATTCTTTTTCTTTCTTCCAAACTCAACTCTCTTTCCTCAATCTTTAATCCCCATGTTTCAGAGAACTCATTGTCAGTTTTACATTTGTTGATGAACTCTTCTTGTGATAATAATCTAGGGGTTGCATGGTAAATAGGTCCTTCTACAACTATAATGTCTTTATTGATTTCTAAATTAAGATTTAATCCTTTGGTTTTATCAATAAAATTCTCATACACCTCATCAATAATCTGTTCCTTATTCATAACTTTCTATTTTCCCTTTTAAATTGTTGATATATTTCTTCTTGAATTTCTTTAGACATAAAAACAAAGTCATTGAATGTGGTATCATTTGTGATAAACTTAGCAAAAGCTATTGCTTCCGATTTTATAAGATAGTCAATCCTTTCATTTTCCATCAATTGTTGGATTTCAGGATCATTCTGTATACTGTGTTTACTCATAACTTTCTATTGTTTCGTTATTTAATAATCCTCTTAATCGAATCAGTTCAGCAATAACGTCATCACCTAATTCTATTTTTGACATCATGCTGAGGTCAACCACCTGATTATGCAATAGGTCAATCAATTGCTCTTGAATTCCAGACTTCTCTTCAAGAGCTTCAATCTTTTCTAATAAATGCGCAATATAGTTCATAACTTTTTAATTTAAAATATAAGTTGCCAAAAGGGTAGAACAAAGAGTCTAAACCAAAAACCAAATCTAGGACAAAGACCCTTCTTACTTCAAGGGCAAAGTCAAAATCCAAGTTAGTCGTGTTAGCCAATTATCTCAAGGAGTAACCTGTCTAATATTGAGTTCTATCTCAGTTTTTTAGTCTGTAAGAAGGCGGTTCCATGATTATGCCCCTGACGAATCAGGGACAAGAAGTTGTTCGTTAGGTTATCAACCGATTGTATAAAGATTCCACCCTCTTGGCATAAAAGCTGATGAATCCAGACTCCGGTCCGACTCATCAGCTACCTTAATATTAGTCTTCTAATTGATTCATAAAAGTATCAATCACCGCTTTGAATCTAGGATCAACCGCGATTCTTAAAGCTGCAGTTTCTGAAATCTCCTTCTGCCTGGCTTCTTCAAATTCCATCGAGGCTTTGGATCTTTCAGCGTGCCAAGCATCGAACAGAACACGATAATCATTTCTCAGCTTGGAGTTTAATTCCTCGTGTTGGCTCATCAAATCGGCCAAGGCTCTGGCTCTGCGTGCCTGCTCTTCGGTCACCAAGTTCTTCACTTTGGCCTTGAAATAGTTTACTCTCTGTTCATGCTGGCGATGTATCGCTGCTAACTGATCATGAATCTCAGCCAGTTGATCGATAGTATGATGTACGTTCACATTTAACGGAGTCTTTTTACCGGTCTCAACTTCAAACCATTCTAGGGTTTTAATGTTAGGCAGCTCAGTTCTAAGTCGGTCTAGTTTTCCTCCTCGGTGGATGAATTGTCCGACATGAGAAGCAAAGGCTTCAGCCTCCAAGTACTCATTGTATTCTGCACTAGACAACTGGGCCCATCCCCAGTCTTCTCTCACTTCAAGAAGATCCTCTTGATCCTCATCTACGGAGTGAAATTTAGGATATTCAATTTCAGGTGTATCCCACTTAAATGCTCTGTTTTTGATCTCAAACAGAAGCTCCTCCTTTGCCTTGATGTTCTCCATCAAGAAGGCTTGAGCTGCATGCAGCCGAGACTTTTCATTTAGCAAGTCGATAATATTTTCTGGGATCGGATTCCCAGGGGTCTCAATATAGAGATTGCTATCCACAGTCAAGCTGCGAGCTGAATTGTTAACCACTGAAATCTTGGCCTCGATATTTCTGCTGGCCTGATTACAAAGATTAGAGATAGACTGAGCCTGAGAAAGCGAGAGTCCATTGGTTGAGAGTGAGTGTTTTTTCATATCTGTTCTTTTTTTAATTTAATAAAGTCCTCGGCCAGTATGGATCATGGCCTGAATTCGTTGCTCCTCTAACCAGAGCAGGAATCTAAAAATCTTTTTCATTGGTTTCTCTTTATGTATTCTAAAACTTCAGGGGAGGCCTGCTGCGCAAATCTTTGCTGGTTCCAATGGTCGAAACCTCTCCACATTACCATTGCATTGTCCTGGATATTGGAGATGGAATTGATGTAATTCAGTTTCTCATCCACGTATCCATAGGTGTTATCGTAGGTCTGCCAGATCTGAGTGGCAATCCTTCTCATTTCCTCAAATATCTCCTGACTCGGTGTCTCTCTTTGATTCATTTTCAGTTTCTGTTGATTTAATACTAATAGCTGGCATGAGAACTAGGGCCCATAGACAGTATGCGCTGTTGGTGAAATAGATGGCCGCTCCGATAAGAGTGAAGAAGCCTAAATAAACCAAACTTGTATCTAAATGTTTCATCTTTTTACTTATATTATACCCTATTTGATTCCTTGGTTTCGTCCCCACAGATCGGAACCAGCACTTTTTCTACGTATTCCTGCATTTCCACTGGACTGATCCGATCTACGGAGTCAGCCGGTGTATGACATCGATAAAGAATCTCCAGATCCAGGGCCTCACCTAGATATTCCACCACCGGTCCAGGTCCTACTTGATCCAACGGGATCCCAGGTACCGGATTGATCACACAGGAATCGATCCCGTTCCTTCTAAATATCACTGCATCGTTAAATGGAGTCTCTACTACCGGGCAGCCGAACTGTTGCAAGATCCGTTCCTGTAGAGGGCCGGGATAATTGCCCACAAAGAATCGTTGACCGCCGATGCCGGAGAGCTCCAGATTGAGAACCCAGTCGATCTGACCCAGCTCTCCCTCTAGAACAAGATCCGAACATCTTTGAGATCCGATGCCACCTACTTCCTCCCCATCTACAAGCCATACTGACACATGAGGCAGCAACAGCTTAAGGGCAACAGCACAAATCACAGAGGCTGAATTATCGTTGGCGTTGTCCAGGTCAGGGCGTACGATATCGTGATGAGCCACTACTGCCCGGGTCCCCTCTCCTGGCAGATAGATATTATAGAACCAGCCTCCAGAGCGGGCTCCCCTCTCGACCCACCACCTGTCCAATTTCCATTGAATTCCAAGCTCGTTCAGGAGCCCGATTAGGAACTGAACCCGAGGCGGGGCCTCTTCTCCGTTTTGCCAGGCAGTTCCGTGGTTTCGAACCCGACAAAAATCGTAAATTTTATGGTACATATGGTCTTGCTATTAATGATCACACTACAAAAAGTGCTAGAAGAGTGATTACTATAAACCAAGAGATGACTAGTATAATAGCAATTCTACTGTTTTGAGAGTTCTTCATTTTTAAGGATTTAATGATTGTATATTTAGTTTACACTGCTGCTCAACCTGCTCTATAATCTATTATACTACATTTTATTAAATAGGTAAATTAACTTTAGCGAGAATTTGATTTGAGACATGCGTATAGATCTCAGTTGTCTTAGAAGAAGAGTGTCCAGCAATCTTTTGGATTATTCTTAGATCTGTTCCATTCTCCAAAAGACTAGTAAAAGAAGAATGTCTCAAAGTATGGATGGAAGAATCTTGATCTATGTATTTCTTATAGATTTTCTGACAGCTTCCTATTGAATAATTAGTAGAAGACTGTCCATTGAATAGGTATTCATTTGGTCTATACTCTTTCCAATATTCCCTTAGAAGTTCCAGAACCTTTTGGGATAGGGGAACTATTCTGTCCTTCTTTCCTTTTGCATTCTTGATATGAATAAGCATTCTCTTAGAATCAATATCAGAAATCCTTAAATTAACTACTTCCGAAACCCGTAGTCCTACTGAAAATGTTAGGGTTAAGATTGACTTATGTTTGATATTCTCTATCTTTTCAAGTCGTTCTCTTATAAAATCAGAATCTATAACTTTAGGAAGTTTCTTCTCTGATCTAGGTCTTTTAAAAGAAACTTTATCATATTTTTTACCTAGTACTTCTTTGTATAAAAACCTAATTGAGTTAATGACCTGATTCTGTTGAGAGACCGACAAGAATTTATAAGAATCTAAATAATTTTGAAAATCACTTGAATTACAATGAATTATCTGCTTTTCCCCGAGACTTTCTAGAAATCTTTTAATATGTGACATATAATTTTCTCTAGTCCTTGGAGAATAGTTTAAATATATAAACTTTTCTTCGCAAATCTTTATAATTTTTTGATTTTTCAAATCTTAACTGTTTAATAATTAATAAGTTACATGAAGGTAATTATATATAATAGTTATGTTCCATTAAAACGAGAACATAACAAAGTATAAATTCAATTAAATATTTTTAACTATTTCTCTAACCTTATCAATCAAAAAATTAGTTTCTTCAATATGATGTTGTTCTAAAAGTCTATATCTTTCTTCCCAAGATAATGTATCATCATCCTTGTATTTTTTGATTTTAATCCACTTGTATGTTTCAAGTATTTCTTTCTTTTCTAATTCTTCCATAAAATATTTAACTAAATTTATACCCAGCCGTTAGCAGCCATTAAATGACCGCCACAATTCGACAAACTCTTCCCTTTTCATTTGTCTTAATTCTCTATTGTCGGCATATTTTCTTTCGTGGTAAATTTCAATTTCGCTCCCACCAGTGAAGTAAA